ACTGGCCTAGACCGGACACCGACACCTGAGCTGAACTGGTATTTGTTGACAATACTGAAGAGGTCATTCTTTGTTGAAAAGATGATACGCCTCCACCGAACAGGTGATCCACCTGCAGTAGTGAAGAAGATCTTCTCTCGAATACCTTTGGCGTATGTATGTTGAGACGTGCGGCCAGCCTGAGGGTCCTCATTCGCGCCGGTCGAGTCTGCGTCTCGGTTACGATAGGTGGGGCAAAAGAGGAGTTGGGCTGTGGTGCCCACATATCCTCCGACTGTGATTGGTGAAATGGCATTGACACTAATCATAGTATCCTGCTTTTTCTGACTAGTGATGTTGAGAATGTGGCGACGTGACATCACACGCCTCGAAGTTCGAGGTCGAGTGACTCTAGTGCGTCTCCTAACTCTTGTAGTGCGCCTAATAGCGCGACGCCGGCGAGGCCGAGCAGTGCGACGGGAAGAGCGACGATAAACCATATTGTAAGCATGATGTAGAATGGAAGAGAATGGAATGGAAAGGAAGGGGGGGACAGGGTATTTATAGGAAGGGAAGTGGTGCTGGTGCTATGGAGTGTAGAGTATAACATTATCACTCTACACTCCTCCACGATGACTCATCAATGCCCTTCCTCTTTGAACGACGATATGCCCTTCTCACTTACGCTCAATGCGGAACCCTCGACCCTTTCGAAGTGTCAAACCTTCTTAGCGAACTGGGAGGGGAGTGTATCATTGGAAGAGAAAACCACGATGATGGAGGAATTCACCTCCACGCTTTTGTGGACTTTGGCCGAAAATACCGAACAAGAAACCCTCGTCAATTTGATGTGGGCGGATACCATCCGAATGTCCTCCCTGCTCAAAAAACACCGGAGAAGATGTACGATTATGCAACAAAAGATGGCGACATTGTGGCGGGGGGGCTTGAGCGACCAGACGGAGGCTCAATTCCTAAGTCTCGCGATCGGTGGGGTGAAATCATCCTGGCGGAGACTCGAGACGACTTTTTCGAACTATGTGCGGCAATGGATCCTAGATCTCTGGCTTGCTCTTTTCCCTCACTCTGCAGGTATGCAGACTGGCGTTATAGAGTGGACCCAGGACGCTATGAGACTCCAAAAGACTTTGTATTCGACACAAGCGGATTTCCAGAACTCGATGATTGGGTACAGCGCAATCTGGAGGGATATCAACCTGGAAGACGTGGCCAGTCTCTCGTGTTGATTGGTCCATCACGAATGGGGAAGACAGCATGGGCAAGATCACTAGGTCATCATGCTTACTTTGGGGGTCTATTTTCATTGGATGAGGATATCACGGATGTTCAATTTGCAGTGTTTGATGACATTCAAGGGGGTTTGGAATTCTTTCATGCCTACAAGTTCTGGCTTGGGCATCAACATTCATTCTACGCAACGGACAAGTACAAGGGCAAGAAATTGATCACATGGGGGAAGCCTGCGATCTGGTGTTCAAACACTGATCCTCGTGCAGACAAGGGGGCTGATGCTGATTGGCTGGATGCCAATTGCACATTCGTTTTTATTGATAGTAAATTGTATTGAGTATCTCGCTAAGTTAAATAACCATATCGGCTCCGCCGGGGAGGGTTGGACGGGTACTAACCCACCCTGCTTCCTCCGCTGCGCTCCGGGTCGGGATGGGCCAAGACCCGCCCTTTCTAAGTGCGGGTTTGTAGCCAGGGTGGTTGTACAGTGCGAATACTGTGCTAATAGCACTGTGTGAAGTGACACAGTTTTAATCTCTTTCGAACTATTTCTCATGCCAGTAATACGTAGTGTTGGGGAGAAACTGGACTTGGGTCTCTGGGGTAGTGGAGACCACTACCTCAAAGATATCCCAAATAAAGACATTGCCAAGACCTTTACCTCTTTGTTCGGCAAAGGGTGATGACGATGACTCATTTCCTACCTCATTGTCGCGGTAGGTGAGGTTCTTCTCTAGAGGATGATAGAAGTTCATCATCTTAGTTGAACCATTACTGTTTCCGGGGTTGATGACCATGTTCATGTCTTTGTGAATAGTGACCTTATCTGGATCCAACTTGCCATCAAGTGATCCGATGTAGTCTGTGGTGGGAGTGCCTTCAAAGCACTCTGCTTGGAGGGTGCCGATCTCTGTGCCACTCAGTGCCAAGACTGGCCTAGACCGGACACCGACACCTGAGCTGAACTGGTATTTGTTGACAATACTGAAGAGGTCATTCTTTGTTGAAAAGATGATACGCCTCCACCGAACAGGTGATCCACCTGCAGTAG